CATAAAGAAGTTGTTGGAAATGATGATGCAGATTTTATTACACTTACTTATTTAGATAATGAAGCACTACCACAAACCATTGTGGATGATATTGAATCAGCAAGAGAGAAAGCAAAGACAAGCGAATATTGGAGCAACTGGTGGAAGGTTTACGGACTTGGACAGATAGGAAGTTTAGAAGGTGTATGTATAAAGGATTGGAATGAGATGGAGCAACTGCCAGAAGAAGCAAGATTATTATGTGGAGGGATGGATTTCGGTTACCAAAATGACCCAAGCACCTACATTAGATTATACAAATACAATGATTCATATATCTTCGATGAAGTATTTTATCAAAAGAAACTTTTAAATGTAGATATATCAAATCTGTTAAAAGAACACAATGTAAAAGAGATTGTTTATGCAGATTCTGCTGAACCAAAATCAATAGCAGAATTAAGAACATACAGACATAATATATTACCTTGTACTAAAGGTAAGGATTCTATTGTATATGGAATCAATCTAATTAACCAAAACAAAATCTTTGTAACAAGCAGAAGCAAGAACTTAATTAAGGAGTTGCAAAGTTATACTTGGATGAAAGACAGAGAAGGTAATACTATTAATAAACCAATAGATGCTTTTAACCATTGTATTGATGCAGCACGTTACGCTATTTCATCTCAGTTAAGCAATCCAAACAAGGGGAAATACTTTATAAGGTAATGAGCAACGAGCAGATGATAGCAGTTGTTGAATGCTTTATACATCATAAAACTGGTAAAGAAATACGCATAGCCAAACCAACAAGACCAAATCATTTTTTACTATTATCAAAAGCATATGAAATTTGTAAGGGTTTTTTTATAAAAATATAGACTATTATCATTATATAAGTATGAAGATTGAAATTACAGTACCAACATCGTTAAACGAAATTACACTAGAGCAGTATCAGAAGTTCTTGAAGATAGCTGAAGAGAATCCAGAGGGTAATTTTCTCAATGCTAAAATGATAGAAATCTTTTGTGGTATTCCTTTATCTGATAGTTACAAGTTAAAGATGTCAAGTGTATCAGCTATAATTGATATACTAAATGAGATGCTATCTGTAACACCAAATCACGTTGAGAAGTTTACATTGAATGGGGTTCAGTATGGATTCATCCCAGACTTAGACGAAATGAGTTTAGGAGAATATATTGATTTAGATAATAATATTATTAGTTGGGCAGAAATGCACAAAGCAATGAACGTATTATACAGACCAATTAAAATAAAGAAAGGAGATAAATATAATATTGAAGATTACGATGTATCAAATCCAGAAGCGTTAAAAGATATGCCTCTTGATGCAGCAATTGGTGCAGTTTTTTTTTTCTTGAATTTAGGACTAGAGTTATCGAAACATACGATACTTTATTCCAATCTGGAGGAGATGGAGGACATACAAGAGCAGCTAATTTTGGAAGAAAATGGGGTTGGTATCAATCACTTTATGCTCTCGCTGGAGGAGATGTTGCAAGGCTTGAAGATATCACTAAATTAAACGCACATCAATGTTTAACAATGTTATCATTTGAGAAGGAGAAATCAGAAATTGAAGCACAACAAATAAAAAGTAAATTTTAATGAAAGGATTTTACCAAGTAACGGAAACAATAAAGACTCAATTGTTATCTGACCCAAATGTAAAAACAGTTACAACTGGGGATATAACAAATATTGATTTATCAAAGCAAACTATTTATCCTTTATCACACATAATTGTAAATAATGTAAGTAATGATGACAACATTTTACGTTTCAATTTATCTGTTTTGTCTATGGATATTGTTAATATTTCGAAAAAGAAATCTGTAGATATATTCAGAGGGAATAACAATGAACAAGATATATTAAATACTCAGTTAGCAGTACTTAATAAATTAGCACAAGTATTAAGAGGTGGTACATTATTTCAAGACTTATACCAATTAGAAGGAACAACTAATTTAGAACCATTCTATGATAGGTTTGAGAATGAGATGGCTGGTTGGGCAATGACATTTGATGTGATTGTAAATAACGATATTGATATATGTTAAAGAATGTTCAGCAAGAGTTAAATAGATTTTCAAAATATGTTATACAGCAATCAAGAACGAATCTAACAAAGGGAGGAAAACCTTTTGGCTCTTATAATGATACTAAAAAACTATATAATAGTTTGGATTATGATTTGAATGTTAGTCCAAACAGTTTCTCTCTTAGCTTCTTAATGGAGGAGTATGGTTTGTTTCAAGACAAGGGTGTGAAAGGTAAAGACCCTAGTAAGGTTTCTCCTAATGCAAAGATAAAAGGGCAACAAGCACCTAATAGTCCATATCGTTTTGGTAGTGGTTCAGCATCTGGTAAATGGGATGAATTTGTTGATGGAATAGAGAAGTGGGCAAAGAGAAAAAATGTAAGGTTTAGAGATGAAAAGGGAAGATTTAAAAAAGGCACATATAAATCTTTGGCTTATGTTATAGCAAGTAATATTTATAACAGAGGTATAAAGCCTAGTCTATTTTTTACTAAACCATTTGAAAGAGCATTTAAGAGATTAGATGCAGACATAATAAAAGCATACGAATTAGATGTTGAAGAACTATTAAAATTTACAACCAATGGCAATAATAAACGCTAGGAGTCCATACTTTATATCTGTAACAGATACTGATTTAGCAACTGCAACTTTAGATATTGAGATTTATACTGGAGATAAAACAACTGGATATACTGGTACACCAACTTATTCTTTAAGTAAACAAATAATATTAACTAAAACGCAGATATCTTTTGAAATAGCTGAACTAATAAGAGACTATTTAGATGCTTCTTTTGATGGGGACTATGATACAACTGCTGAGGGTTCTGCTAAATGGGTAAGAACTATCTTAACTGCGAAGGATGGAAATGGTGTACAATTATCACAGACAATAAGTACAGATTTAGCTTTTGATAGTTTCTTGTATTTCCAAGAACCAAACACCTTTTCACTTTTCTACAGAGCTTTGTTGATGTCTCAACGAGATATAAATACACCACCTCTTGCAGATTACAGAATACCAATATACACAGAAAAAAATCCTACATTATTGTTTTTGGATTCTGCTGGAGCAACACAAAGAACAGAATCATATACGACAAGCACACAAAGCAATGCACAAATAGAATCGGTTGAGTTATTTCCAGAACTATGTGTAAACGGAAATTTTACAACAGATAGTGGATGGACAAAAGAAACTGCTGACTGGACAATAAACAATGGAGCAAGTTTTTTAAATTCTTCTGATTTAGCAATTGATAGATTGTATCAAACAAGGACTGGTTTAAATGGGGTAAATGTTACCTCTGAATTCACTGTGACAAATTTTAGTGGAACTGGTACTGCTTCTATGCGTTACCCTTTTCCTATTCCAATTACAAGAAATGGAGTCTATAGAGTTTCTGGTGTTGGAGATTTAGTGCAAAACTTAATACAATTTCAAGCAGAAGCAGACGATTTAACAACACCTCTTACATTCTCTATTGACAATGTATCTGTTAAAAAGACTGTTGATGTAAGTAGCATAAGAATAACCGATGATGATAGTATAACCTTATTGCAATTAAACGAACAATGTCCAGATAAATTTGAACCATATAAAGTAACTTTTACAAATAGGTTTGGAGTTCTTCAAGATATGTATTTCTTTAAAAAGTCAGTTGAAAAAATGACTACAAAAAGAGAGGATTACAAAGCAAATACATTAACATCAAGCAATACCTATATCACATCTAATCATACAAATAGAGATTTTAATATAGTTGGCAATGAATCAATTTCTTTGAGTAGTGGATTTGTAAGCGAATCAAACAACGAAGTATTTAAACAACTTATGTTGTCTGAAAGGGTTTGGATAACAAGCACAAATAATCAAGTACTACCAATCAATATTAAGACAAGTAGTATTAATTACAAGACGAGGTTAAATGATAAATTAGTTGAATACACAATTGAGTTTGATAACTCTTATAATGTTTTAAATGACATCAGATAAATGCAAAAAATACAACTATACATACAAGGTCAAAGAGTAGATTTATTCAAAGATGAATCAGTTAATTTTACGCAAACTTTACAAAACGTAAAAGATATTAGTAAAATATTTACAGAATTTACTAAGACATTTGCTTTACCTGCATCTAAAGTTAATAACAAGATATTTAGTCACTATTATAATTCTAATATTGATAACGGATTTGATGCTAGAATAAAAATAGAATCTACACTTGAATTAAA